AGAGCTGTGCCCTGGGCGTCACGATTCACAAGACCATTGGAACCAACAGCTTGGATCAGTTCGTAGTACTGACGTGGGTTCAGGACAGCGCAACGGCCATCGCTAGAAACACCCTTCTCATCCATTGCAGCAGCTGCGTCATAGAAAGCAGCAATCAATGCGCTAGAAGAGAAAGCATCAGATTCGTTAGTAGTAGCACCAACACGGATCTGAGTACCGCCGGGCTCTTTGAAGTTAGTTGCACTAACTGGAGATGCTGCACGAGCACCGCGAGCAATAGCGCGGAAGATCAAGCGGTCATATTTTTCTGCGAGGGCGTAGCCGATTTTGCGGCTGATCTCCGAGCGCAGATCGTAATGCTTATTTTCTACTATTTCTAGTAGGATCGGACTATATCTTCACTAAAGTGTTGGATGCTAATGATGTATTACATGGGACGCTTCCCAAACCATCTAGTCTCTGAACCTTCCGCTTAAGCGTAAGCGGCTCGGCTGCTGATTGCCATATCCAAACGGACTTAGGGTTCCAGCAATTCTTCCAATTGTTTATACTCGGTCCCATTACTTAAGATAGAGTTTCGTCTAAATCGTAGACGAAGGCTGAACTAATAAGAAGGTCGTCAACCGTGACGGTCTTCTCTGCCACTGGAGGCGCACCGTCGGAGTTACCGAGGATTGCATTTCCAGGGGTGTGATACTCAGCCGTTGTACGACCGGTATAGATGAACTGCAAAGACTTGCCGTTCTTAAGTGTACGCTTCATCACAAGATCGCGAGCGATTGCATTGTGCTGGAAGCCTTTGAACATTTCGCCACTGAACAACTTAAGGTACAGTGCGCGCTTATCTCCGGAGAGATTAGATTGACCTAGATTAACCTGGCTGGTTGTTAGGTCTGAAGACTGATGTGCCATTTTAAAAAAAGAGAGTTAATATGTACGACTCTCAAAGATCTTTGAGTAATATTCAATTGTATTGTGGTCTATCCCACCGTCTAGACGACTAAGGGTATCCCTCGTAAGGGGCCGAAGCCAATAGCAATGGAGTCCTACTCTGAGGTGCTCCAAAGCCAGACCTTAGGTTTTTCCAGTCCTAAGTCCGTAACCGATCCTTGGAAGATTACAAGGAAAAATCAGATATTATTGAGCCTCTGAGGGGGCTCTTTAAACTGCCAGTAGAGATAATGTTTTACTTCTATGAAGATACATAGAGACAAAACAAAAACGACTGTCCACTTAACCATATTTCTTTGTAGATTTTTTCTTAGCTAGTGGTGGTAGCTGAGGCCCAGTCTTCTTCAGGAAGGCATCCCTTTCATGCTTGTTGTCAGTACCTTTACCTTTGTCATAGATCTTTTTACCACGCTGTGCGCCTTTGTGACCTGGCCCAATATCCATGGACTGAGCAGTAAAATTACTTTGAAAGGCTTTTTGGTCTACTTTCTTTTTATGCATTAGTATTTTTTAGAAGAAGGTTTCTTTGCTGTCTTTGCTGCACGTTTAAAATTGGCTGCGGTCGGAGCACCTTTGGCTCCTGCCTTCCGCATCTTCTCTCCGCTGCCTTCAGCGATACGCTTTTTCTTAGCGTGGATATTTGCATACAATCCTTTAGCCATCAGAAGTTATATTTCACTCCAACTTTGGTGCCGTAGCTATTTACATCGTCGAACGCTGCAGACAACTCACCGTAAATTGAGACACGATCAGTTGCTTGAATAGAACCACCAACCTTGCCAGTCAGTTTAGTTTCTTCTTCACCACCATCAGGAGCAAAGATGCTAGGTCCAGCTTGTACATAGTACGAACCGAAATCAGTACTACTTTCATAACCAAGATGGAAGTCAGTTACATGTCCACCGAAATTAGATCCACTGAAACCAGCGTTGTTTTCTACGTTGACGTAAGGACCAGCTACAGCTGGCGTTGCCAATGCAGCGGCAGAGAGAATAGCAATAATTTTTTTCATTATAAATTAAAAGGGTTGTTTAGAAATTAACGTTAGAACTTTCAAGTTTTGCCATCACCTCTTGGCGATAGGCAGGGTCACGGTCATAGCGTGGGTCTTGCATTGCAGAGACCACTTCTGCTTGACTCTTGAAACCTTTTTGAGTACTTGTAGGTGCTTTACCTTGTAGTAGATCCCCATCTACACCAACAGCATCTTTGTACCGATAAGACAATGCTTGCATAGCAAAGTATGCAGCACCAGCATTACCAGTATCCATTACAGAGTCATACATGCTGATTTCTTGTTCACTAAGACTGCTGTTTGCCCACTGCATCATTTGTGAATAAGTTTCTTCTCCGCCTACGGAGTTCTTTAGGCTAGATGCGTCTGACTCGCTCAGCGTCTGTTTCTCTTGACTATTGTTATAGCGATAATCAAGATACATTTTAGCTAGATCTTCAGGCTTAGCTTGGGAAATTTGCTTTAGTGTTTCTTCCGAGAACTCACCTTTTGATTCCTCATAAAGCCGATCAAAAAGTGATGCGTCACCTGAAGTTGCTTCACTATCTTCTTCTTCTTCAGATTCTGGATTTGTTTCAGCCTCCTTATTTTCTTTAGGAGTACCTAGTTTTTTTTGGAGTTCAATGTAAGCAGCTTCTAGCTCCTCAGCGTTTTTATATTTACCAGCAAGCATTGTCTCTTGCTGCTCTTCCATCTCTTCTCCAATTTGCAGAGACTCTTGTTCATCTGCATTTAGTTCTCCCTGACTATTCTCGTCAGAGAGCATTGACATTACTTCTGCCATGTATTACTTATTAAATTGGTGGTTGTTGTTGTTGTTGTGCCATTGCCATTTCTTGTGCCTGTAACTCACCATTTTTCGATGGATCCATTCCAGGTGTCTTCATTGCTTCAACTTGCATTTGTTGTTGTTGCATAGCCATCTGTTGTTGCATCATTCCAGCTTGTTCTTGCTGTACTTCCTGCATTGAACGTACAAGATTAAGTACATCAATACCTTGAGATGCAGCAAGACGTTTAATAACCTCATCTGTATTGATGAATTGTGAAATGGCATCAGGCCCAAGTGTCTGTGCAAGTGTTGTCAGGAATTGACCAAGACTTTCTCTATCTTGTCCACGACCTAGTGCGTTAATACCTGCAACAATGGTTGGCTTGACAATATTTTTAGGAATCTTAGGGATCTCACCTTTCTTTTGTGAATCTGAAAGTTTCCTATTTAGGTATGGTACTAAGAAGTCAACTGTGAGTAGGCTAAATAGTCCACCAAGTTGCTGCTCTAACTCCATCTGTGTCATACGTACTTCTTCAGCAGTAGTACGTTCTGACTGTCTGATATTTAATACTAAGAATGCATCACTTATACGACGTTCTAGTGTGGCTGCCATTTCATAAGCAGTTCTAAAATCAGCTGTCTTACCAACTTGTATGACACCAATGTCATCAGGCCTGCCTTGAATGATGGCGCCATTGCCAGCAGCTGCGAGCGTGGAAGGCTTAGTAGTACTTGAGGGTGATACTGTGAATACCACTTTTGCAGCAGCTGCAGAGCCTTCTACCAGTGCCTGAGAAAGGCCTTCAAGTGATTTCAGATCACCTATGAATTGACCAACTCTTCCACGACCGTAGCCTTCACCATCGACTGTATTAAAGCGTAGTGGAATCCAAGGATTAATATCAATAGGCGCTTTACCTTGTGATGCTTTCAGCACCTTATCATTTACTTCTTGATGCCAGATGAACCTATTGTTATCACGCTTAATATGCGTGTAAACATCTACATCATCACTGTACTCGTTTTCATCTGTTACTTGATTAGTTTCCAGTACCTCTTTAGGTAGCTGACTATCAATCAAATCTTTTGAAATACGCTCTTTGGTTACTATTTCAATAACTTGACCGTTGCCATCTCGATCGATCACGTAGCGATTCAAAGGGTATACCTTTAGTCCATACTTACTCATATAAACTAGGGCGTTACCAGCAACTACAAGATGTAGTAATGCTTGGTGAACAGCAACTCGATCGTCAGATGCAGAGATAGATTCCAGAATAATTCTTTCTACTTTTGCGAAGGAGAGATCAAGTTCTGATTTCATCTCTGGAGGAAACTCCTCACCGAGTTGACTTTCATCTAGTTGTAACTTAAAGAAGCTAGTCTGTACAGGTAGTAATGCAAGCATTAACTTACTTGCTAATGTCACACAACCTTTTGCCCCAACCGATTGGAAAGGTGTTTTAAGTTGTGCCATACCCGACACATGCTCTTCATGTCCACGGATTAAATATGGAAGGGTAAGCTCTGATGCTTGACGTGCCTCTTCTAGAAATTGGGAACGGTCGCTTGCTAAATAGTCATACCTTGTTCTTGCTGACATTTAATTTATTTAAATATTAAGTGATTTGATCCGTAATCCTTCGCGTCCAAATGAGCCTTTCGTACCCTGACGACTTAGTGCTGCAGATTGGCTGGCATTACCTACACCAGCTCCTTTTACTCCTAACACACTTTCACGTTTTGATGGATTTTGAGAAGCAGCAAACTGTTTTTGTTGTTCAGTCAAGGAATTTTTCATATCCATTAAATTAGTTTGATATGTTTGTTGCTGATCAAACATTTGCTTATTAACTGCTTCCATGCGTGAGTCAAAACTACTTTGCATAGCTGCTATTTGAGCTGCTCTTGCATTAATCTCTGCTTGTTGCTGGGCTTGATTTGCCGCAAGTGCTGCCTCGCGTTGCCTTTCTTGCCCCGCTGCAGCTGAAATCTGTTGATACAATTCACCTGCGCCATATCGGTTCTGATGTAATTGTCCTCTATTACCATTGATCCAACTTAGAATTTGTTGATTACTCATACCTGAACTAAGGTTGGCGTAGTAATCTGCGTGACCAAATAGGTTGCTTGCGCCGTGAGAAGTGTTCATGATTGTTAATTAGTTTAGTTTTCTTCCATGTATTTAATGACCCATTCAACGACGTCACGCTGTCCTGATCTGTACATGATTTTTGAATGCGAATCTTCTGGCGAAGGATTCACTGGTGGAAAAGCTTCTTCTAATTGATGTACTAAACCGCGAGCTTGCATGCCCACGGTCTCAAGCATATTGAGGGAGGTTGTCATTACTGTGTTCAAAGAAAGCTAACATTCTGGCTGATTTAGTAAATGACAATTCGGGGGCCTTACCTTCGTACATCAAGCGATCACTAGAATCAAGCCAAAATTTTTTATCCAAATATTTATCAGTAGTATTAATACCTAGGGGTTGCATTACCCAATTGATAGTTGCCTTGCGGAGTTTATCAAGACTAGGGCTAAAAGTAAGTCCTAGCTCCTGACAAATTAATGAATTGGCCGCGACATGGATCTGTTCGTCTCGTGAGATATCGGCACTTGTTCCGCGCATTGCAGCGTCACCATTAGCGCGGAAGAATGGTAAAAGAACGAAGAAAATCGCACGCTCGGCAACCATCGCTTTGAGGATTGTGTGATCAGGATGCGAAGTCCAAGCTTCCCTGAGTTTGATAGCTTCCGATTCAGCTTTTTCGTCAACCCCGTAAGTATTGGCAATGTAACCAAGTGCCAGGTCGTGATTGATCTCGTCGGTGATGTTTGATTCCAGTAACTCCCGCGATAGTTTTGGTACGTCGGTAGCCAGTCCATCACGGATAAAATCGCCCACAGGTAGTTCCATGTGTCGCAACGCAAGAGCACGGAGTACCGTCTCTTCCGCCCCTGCCTTGCATAATCCGGCAGTCGTCTGAACTGGTGTCCATTTTCTTTTTCTGTTTAGTAGCTTTTCGTAAGGGTTCATTCTTGACAGTCACATGTAAGTTCATTGGTTAAAATATCCTCTAAATAATTCTCGACATCTTCTGCATCAAGTGCAGCATATGCATCAGTCTTATCTTGGGTATCACCCATTACTTGTAATGAATAATATAGAGAGGTTTGCGGAGACCGAAGCCACTCTTCCACGAACGCATTGTCGTAGGTCACTACATCACTCCAAGAGTTGAAGCTATAACCGTGAAGAAGTCCTGTGCGATCAAGTAATGTCATCATTCCGTCAGCCACTTGCTTATAAGCATCCCAGCCAACTTCTGAAGCAATCTCTACATCGCCATAGTTATATGTTTGTACACCGAATGTACCGCTATCACGATCAACGGTTCTACTGATCGGCGGAGCAATCTCTGGTGTTGCAGTGAAGCCATCTAGATCTCTTGACCTATAGCTACACGATGCAGTCGGTGCAATAGCAAAAGCACGGACCATATTGTATTCCCTTGCAATTGCAGCAGCACCTTCAATACCCGAAGCAATCTCAGACACCAACTCAAAGGCTGGTGTGCGTACAATTTCACCGCGATTGTATTGACTTAAAGCATTACCGAATTGCCTATAAGTTATGCCGTACCTTCGTAGCAAGTTGGCAAGTCCAAGCATTCCAAGTCCGACTTGTCTGTCAACTTTTGGTGAGAGGTATTCTCCGCTAGCATCAATGCCAGTTGCAGCGTGGAGGGCACACAATTCGGACATACCTTCAGCAAAAGCTCTCGTGATATTCCCGAACTCACAGGCAGATAAATTGACATGCTGAAGCAAGCAAGTGCCTCGTGAGGGCAAATAAACCTCAGTGCAAACGTTGCCTCTGATTCTGTTTCCTTCATTGTCATACTTAACTTTGTTTAGCCAGATGTCACCGGACTTGATTCCATAAAGAAGTTCGTCCTTGAACTGACATTCAGCCCACCATTCTGGTTTGATGTTGACGCATCTTTTGATCCATGGGAGGTCATGCCTAGGCGCACGAATAAAATTGAGACAGTCAGGATGGTTGAGATCGAGATGACAAACCACAGCGCCATTACGGAATTTGCCACCCCTTCGTAAGATTTCATTAAGTGTAGAATATATTTTTGCAAAAGAAACAGGGCCACTAGAAACGACTCCTGAGGGCCGTACAAAACCTTTTGGATCAAGCTTTGAAAGATGGACGGCAACACCTGCCCCAAACCTAAGTCCGTGGCTCACGTAGCGCCAGCTAGCCTCAATACCATTTGGACCTTCCATTTCATTTTCAACTACAAATACAGTGCAGCTGACAGGAAGTCGTCCTGTTGGATCATCAATCCAAGATTGTACCCGGCCTGTGCGGGAGATTAAATTAGTCATTGTTAAATTGTTTGAAATTGTCGGTTGCTTTGGACTCAACTCTGTCTAGTTCCAGAATTTGCTTGACGTGATACTGACGCCAGTCGTGTAGTGCTAACAAGAAGCCAGCAATTAGGTTGTCACTAAATTCAGGTGAGTCATGTTGAACATCAGCAATCAAGTCTGCAAATTGTTCTGCGTAATACTCCTTTGTGCCATATGCACTAGTCATTTGTCTGTCAAATCTTTTAGGTTTGGTGGTGCATAATTTGGTCCTTTAAGAACCTTGCCATCTGCTCTGTAAATGGGCTTACCGTCTTCTCCTAGCTTTGACAAGTTTGATTTGTGTACACGACGCATGGCTTCATCTAGGTCCCACTCTTGGGAAGCAGCCATTTGAAAGCAGACATATACGAGATCTGCTAACTCTTTTAGTTGTTCACAATCATCTTTTAAATGATATGCCTCGTGGTATTCACTCCACTCTTCATCGATCAAAGCCTTTTGAATTGGCTTCTGATTCCCATTCGTCGTAAGATTGTAAGCTGCTCGGAATTCCTCCGCCTGATCCATCAATGTTTGGTGAATCGAGTAAGGTGTTGTCAAGTTCGTTCTGTAAGTAGTGGATTGCTTTTTCTAAATCTGATACTTTGCTGATCTTATATCCAGCTCTGCAGATATACTTCACGGCACAACCTAAATGGTAATTTAGCTGTTGGTCTCGGATGAAGTCCCAGCATTCGATGGAGCCTCTTGTGTAGTAGGCAGGTGAGTTGGCCATAGTTTTACTAGGTTGGATACGGTGTTAGCTAAAGCAAAGTTCTGACGTTGTAACGCCATAAATAATGTGATGATGTCTTCCTTACCTGCCTCCGGTAAAAGATCTTCTAGTCTTCGCAGCTTGAATGACTGCTCAACTGTCAGCTCGATAATCGGGGGTGGGGGTCCAAGGAATGACGGTGTGTTCGATTGGGTCATAGTCAGTACAGGTAAGGATTCTTGCTAGTCGTGCATTCATTAAGGCATCATCTTCTGAAAGACCTTTGTCTTCAAAAGCTTTGACTACTGTCTTCCATGTGTACCCATGCTCCTCAAACAAAGCAACAGCACGTTTGATTCCAATGCCGGGAACGCCAGAATAGCCATCGGTCTGGTCACCGGCAAGTGTCTGAATTAGATGCCACTTAGCTCCCTCTTCGGGTTCTACTGTGGTCAACTCTTTCATGTCATATAGCTTGCCAGGTATCTGTTTCATATCCTTGTCAGGACTACATATAATATTATCAATATGAGCTGTTGCATAAATGCCCATAGCATCATCTGCTTCCAGTGTCGGGAGTCTGATGACTTCATAACTTTCAGCTAGTTGTGTGATAACTTTTCTGTAGCCACAAGGCTTCTTACGATTTCGATGTCCTTTGTAATCGGGATAAATTTTCTTCCTAAAATTCTTAGAGTCACTAAAGAAAAGAATTAGTTCTGGTGTGTCCCACATAAATTCATTCTTGATTTTAGTTAGGTCACGCTCAACATTCTTCAATGCTTCAGAGAACTTACTGACTACAGTAATGACATCATCACCCCAGTCAATATCTTCTTCTGCTCCAGCGCAGGCTTTATAGACTATGTAGTCTGCATCAATAAGTAGTTTCAATCCCAAAAATTCTCCCAACCTTCTGGAACATGTCGTTTATTCCAACGAGGCTTCCACTGTTCAGCGTCAATAAAGACGTGATAGATGCCAGGTAATGGCTTATCAGAGTTAGAGGCGTATTTATTAGACCGAGGATCAAATTTAAGGGTCTTTACATCAACCTTTAAAACCATACCTTCTTTCATGAAAATAAGATCAGCTTTGCCTACACAGGAGACATTCCTAAATACATCTGCACCTCGTAATAGAGCATCACGACATACAGTCAATTCCATAATGTCACCACTTCTACTGGAGTCAAACTCATCAGTGAGTCTCTGCCCACGTTTTTCCAATGACTGCTTCTGCTTCGATTGGGACTCTAAGTTTGTAATATTCTCCAGCTGCGAGGCTGCTAAATACCAAGGATGTTGAAAGGTCAGCTGCGTGTTCAGGGGAACATTCGTATTGCAATTCGTCATGTATAAATGCGAGCTGTGATGCACACAGCCCTGTTTGTTTAATAGTTTCGTTTGTAATAACCATCCACCGCTTTGCGACGCAGGCTGCGGATGATTGCAAAAGCATGTTTAATGCTTTGTGTGGGCTGTCTACTTTGATGTGACGCCCATCTATCGATCTGATAAAGCCTTCCGCACTCGCCTTTTTAATTGCCTCAAGTAATTCCGAAAGTCCATCAATTGCAGAGACAAATGCTTCTCTAATTTCTTTGCCTTTCTTTTTAGCCTGAGTTTCATTTAATAAAGGGTCGTAGGACATGCCAATTTTCTGATTGCCCGCTCCATAGATGAAGGCGTAGGAAATTGTTTTGATTTGTTTTCTAGAAACTCCGACCTTATCTGCATTGACTTGATGAATGTCTCCATTGAGTAAGGTGTCTCTAAAGTTGTTACTCCATCGTCCAAGGTAATGCGCGAGCAGCCTAAATTCGATAGCACTAAGATCACTCCCAACCATAACTTGACCTGGCGTTGCTTTAAATAACTTTCTAAATTCATCATCACTTTTACACTGCGCTAAATTTGGATTACGATGAGCACATCTATGCGTTACTGTGGCAACAGAACAGTGATGATGTATACGCTTAGCAGTCGTACATAGCTTGAGCCATGCGTTGGTGCCTTCGGAGATCATCCCCAAGCTCTTCGTAATATCGAGACATTTCAGAAACTCCAAAGCAATCTGCGGTCCACCTGAGGCAGCCATCTCCTTCAGTACAATCTCGTCGATAATTGGCTTCCCAGTAGCTGTCATCTGGGTTGGTTTCCAGTTGTGGTGTTCCTTTAATATCCATGCAATATGGTCTCTTGAGGTGGGATTCGTTTCTTTTAAACGTGTGAATGGAGCGTCTTTGACATAGCCTGTGGTCCGATTATCTCGTTTAGGAGTAAATACTGGTCCGGCAACGAAAGGATACCTGTGACGTAATAGTTGATAAGTTTCTTCAAGTTGTTTTCTGAGAGACGATGCAAGTTCCCATGCAGCGCGTTCATCAAAGTACCATCCATGTAGTTGTTGTGTAGTTAATAATTGAGCAACTTGGTGCTCTAGTTTGACCCACTCAGGGATTTGTGGAAGTGGTCGCATAGTTTGACTGTGACGTTTACATCTTGGGCGCAGTAAGTCTCCATTTCTGGTGACCATTCCTGCCAATCTGTGCTTTTACCAAACTCACCTTTGTATTCTTTTAGCCTGTAGCCATATGCCTCCAACGAATGGCGTCCACGAAGATGCAATGGCATGAGTGGGTTATCTAGCTTCCTATCTATCTCTGCCATATCTGTGTGATAGAGCCGAGAAAGAAGCAGTGTGTCCAATACAAAAGCTTTTGGTTCAAACCAGGGATAAAGCTTTCTGATTACAGGAATGTCGTAGCCAATAAGGTTGTGACCTACTAGGACATCAGCATCTTCTAGTCTTTGAATACCCCTACTAATAGGTTCTTGATTACCCCTGTCGTTGTAAATAACTGTGGTGTCAGCCTCGCTGTCATAAATAACAAGGCAGTGGATTTTGGTAACATCATCAAGTAGACCGTCAGTCTCTAGATCGAATACGAGCATTAGTCCAGTGGTATGTTTTGTCTACAAACTGTGCTTTGCGTATAGCTTCAGCTGTAGGTGGATTAGGTTTAAAAATCTGGCGGTTCGTCAAACACTGCTGTTGTTGCTGTTTCATTAAATTTACAAGTATTAAGGTCGTATTTCAGTTGGCATGCTTCACCAACTTCGCCTGAATGGCGATTTTTAAGGACTCGCACTGTCGTAGCATCTCGTTCAGATCCGCTCTGTTGATTTCGCTCGAGTGCAATAACTGCGTCGCTAAGTTGACCAATGCTCCGACTTCCGCGCAAGCTTCTGAGCTGTACCCTTCCTCCTTCTTCATGTGATTGTCCATTAGGTGGTGTTGTTGTGTGACATACAAGGAATAAAGCAATACCTGTTCGTTCAACTAATGACCTTAGTTTTGTCATTGTTGTATCAATCATCCGACGTTCATCACCTTCGAGACCACTCAAAAGAATGGATAGGTGATCAAGAAAGATGACCTTTGTATCTAGCCCAGCCGCCATGTATTCAATGCGGTTGTAGATATGGTCAGGGTCATAGCTACCGAAACCATCAAACAAATGAAGGTTCCATTTAGCAATAGTGTTATCGAAGATCTCTGTCAGCTCGCTTCGTTGTTGCTCTCCGAGGTGTAGAGATCGTCTACTAGCGACTGACATGAGTCCGAGTGCTGTTCTTCTATTAGATTCTTCAAGCGCCAAGTAACCGCACCGCTCTCCCTTGCTGAGAAGGTCAGCGCATATTTCTCTGAGAATGGAACTTTTCCCCACGCCAGAGCCTGCAGTAACCGTGACAAGCTCTCCATATCTGATCCCGTGTAATAGCTTGTTGAGGCCTGCAAAGGGGTAGTCATGATCAGATGGAGGTGAAGGTGTGGTTACTAGATCTAAAAGAGTTTTGGCATCAACAATGCCGTCCGGTTGATATTGAGCATGGTTGTAATTACATACTGCCCGTACTGCTTCAGTATCACCAACCTGTAATGCATCAGAGGCATCCTTGTAATCGTCTAGAAAGCCTATGAAAGTCTTGTTAGGTGGTAATACACTAGCTGCCTCTTTTGCAGCCTTCTGGCCTGCCTCATCGTTATCAAAGAATAAAACAATCTTGTCGTAATGATTGATCCATTCATAGTTTTTCTGAATGGCTTTCTTAGCTGCAGCTGCTCCATTTGGAATAGAGACCACGGGCCAAGGTTGACATTCATAGATGCTCATCGCATCCATTTCGCCTTCGCAAATTATTAACTTCTGATCCTTAGCTGTCTTGTGTCTGAAGTTCTGCATTCCGAATAGAGAATTGACTTCTCCTTCACAGCGGAACTCCTTATCTTTAGACCTTACTTTTGCTCCGACAACCTTGCCAGAACTGTCGAAATAATAGTGGCGTAAGATCTCACCATCTTTGTAGGTTTTGAATAGTTCACAGGTTCGTTCAGAGATTCCTCTTGATTGCAGCCGTCTGGCTGATCCTTGAAGTTGGACATTTGACACGTGATGATTGTGAAAGGAAGTGTTGTTATTGCCATGCGTCCGGGCATGACATTTAAAACAAAACGTGTGACCATCTGAATACAAACTATTTGCATCTGATGAGCCACACTCTGGACAAGGAATATGCTCTACAAACTCATTCTCTACATGAACCATTGAATTGGAATGTTGTGAAATGATGTCCAAGGGATACCTAATTTGTCGCAGTAAGCGGCATAAGTAGTCTTAGACTTCTTGCTAATTTTGTTATATGGTGACTGAAACACCATGCGTAAATCTATTTCTGGATGTTGCTCTTTTACGTTGCGGATCTTACGGCGATCTTCACTGTCCCAGTAGCCTTTGCATTCAAGAAAAATGCCATTTGGTAATAAAAAGTCTGGGGAGTAAATGTGCTGGATGATGTATGGAACCTTGGTAGATTCATATTCATACTTAACACCCAGCTCGCACATAAGATCAGCTACCTGCTCTTCAAGTCCTGATCTAAATGCCATTAGAAGTCAGAGTCATCCTCTTCTTCAGAAGCAGGCTCTGCTGCAATAACATTAGGGATCATTGCTTTGTATCCAGCAGTAGTACCGAATAGATCGACAACATCTTCAGTAGACATATCTCCTACATCAACGCCTGCTGATGAAGACAATGTGACTACTTGAATACCCTTTAGCTTAAGACTTGTGCCATAGGTAACACCATCTCGCAAGATGTAAGGCTTTTGGTAAAGAGCTAGCTTTACGGTAGATCCACTAAAAAGAGGAAGACGCTCATCAGTGATGACAGTGCCGTCAGTATCTACTACAGGTGGTTTTGTATCTTCATTCCAAGAGAACTTAACTTTATATTTTCCTTTAGTTACTTCTTCCCAAGGTTCAGGCTTAAGTACTGAACGTTTTGGATTCTTTAGTTTAGATTCAGCCCACTTAAGGGACTCAGTGCGGTCTTCTTCTAGTGCTTCAACCATTGATTCATCGACTAGTGCGCCAAGTGAATAGCCAAATTTAGAAGGTGTCATTACAGCTTGATATCCTTCAAGGACAACAGGCTCTGGAGTTACAAATGTGTTGCGGGTCATTAACAGAAAAAATAGGTGGAGTTAATTACTGATTCAGGGTTCAGTGTTCCAATGATTGGGGGCTCTTCTTCAGCCCCAATTTGTTCAGCCCAAGACTTTAAGTAATCTTGTTCTGCAAATATGTGCATGTATGTCTGACGAATAAGGGTTGAAAGAGTAGACATGTCAGTAGCACGACATAAAACCGAGTCGTGTATGAGGGCCAACGGAGCGTTGAAGCGTAGTGCAGATAGGTGGAGTAATGATGCATCAAGTGAGTGGATTAGATTAGGACTAGTAGCATTTAAGTGGTGCAATTTATCAACTTCGTTCTTATCAGCTGTTGCTACAGAAATTTTACATTCTCCTAGTAACTTCAGTTTGACATGTTCAACGTGTTTCTTCATCAGAGACTGCGTTACTACGAACCCTGATGGAGTAGTCCAAGTTAACTTATTAGCACCTCTATCGATAGCTTTACCTACTTCTTTCTCAATCCACTTCATGACCTTCATTGGTCCTTCAAACTTAAGACACATAGCTTCTCTAACTGCGTTAACAATCTGAGTAAGCTCATCCTTATCTACTTCAATGCCATCTTCTTTTAACGCTTCTTTGATATAAGAGCGGTTAGAGAATGGCTTTGCATTGTAAGGAATAGTCATCACAGTTCGCTTGGTTTTCTTTCTATCCCAGCAAGGTTTTATCCGTTCTGGAATAGAATCAATACAAGCTTCTGCAATTACTAAATATGCATCTTGTGGTGTGTCACTAGGCAGTACATTCACAAGCTTTGCAGTTGAAGCACAGCGGCAAAGTCCTGACAGCACTTGCAATCCTGATGCAGTGGCGTCAACTGCGACCGGCAGATTTGTGTAATTTCTATCACACAAAATCACGGAATGGTAGTAAGCATCGCACGCGGCCAGAAAACGC